ATCCGTCACCGAACTGCTATTCGGCTTCCCCGCCAACTCCTTCGCAGCATCAAACTGCTTCTTGATAGAAGTCCGGCTATAGAGGTCGTCGCGTGCCATTTTAGTTATACGGCGAGAACTCGATACGAAACGCGATGGTCAAGGCCGTCGCGCCGCTCGTGTTAGTCGCCACGTGTGTCGGCTTCAGCACCAGCGCCGATTGCGCCGTGTAAAGCAGTCCCAGACCCGCTGACGTGAAGTAGTAATCGGCCCACGTTATCACGCCGACAGCCTGTCCCTTCGTAGTCGATGACACATACACCATCGGCGTGCCGGTCGTATCCTGAAGCGAGAGCGTCAGGCCGGAGCCGCCGTCGATGGCGGGTAGCGCAATGGTGAAGTCCGACAGAATCCCGTTGTTGGGGATGTTGCAAAGCTGGATCACGTCGGTCGTGCTGAGAGTCGTGTTCGAGGTGATAACCACCGTATCGAAAAGTTCGCAAGGATACACGCCCAGCTTGGCCGGGTAGGTGTTGAACTTGCTCGCAGTGTATGTCGCGTTCGCCATGTTATCTCCTCTTACTGCGCGTTGGTCGCTGCGGTGTTGAGCGTGTCGATGTCGAGGCCGTAGGTGTCGATTCCCGTCACACCGAAATCGGTGCTATTGAACGACACCTTGACCAAGCCCCAAATCGCGCTCACGCCGATACCGATCTGCCGTCCGTAGTCCCTAAGCTCTTCCAGCCATCGGAACTTCTGCGACTCGTCCTGCCCGCGTCCGAAGGCCAGCACCGCCGCTTGCGCGCCCAAACCTACGGCTCGCTTGGTATTCGCTACAGCGGTTCCCGCATTCGCGACTGAGTTGGTCACACGCGAGTTCTCGTGGAGCAACACGCCGTGGTACATGCCCAGCGATTCCCAGAAGATCGGGTTGTCGCCGATGTCGCCGCCGGTCATTGCCGCCTTCTCGATGTCGAGCCATTGGCCTGTCGAGGTGTTCTGGCGCATGTCCGTGGTCTGTGATGGGTGCATGACCCCGATAAACAACTGCTTCCCGCCTACCTTCACGGGGCGGATGCCGCTCGTCAGCGCCTTTGCGGAACGCACGAACGTATCCCAAAAGGTAATCTGGAAAGTGTTGGCGGATGTCAAAGACGCCGCGTCGGTGATGCCGGTGGGCAGAATCTGCCGCGTGATCGCGACCGGACTCTGCAAGCCGGTATAGTTCACGTTGGTCTGCGGCGTGTACGAACCCAACTGGTTGGCTGCACCGTGGTCAACGCGCGCCGCGTACCAGTCGGCCAGCCGATTACGACCGATCTTGCGCCGGTCGAATAGTACGCGCTGGTTGCTGATAGGGCCGACGAGCAGAACGGCGTGCGCCAGTTCCGATACGGTGAGCGCATCGCTGTAGGTCGTCGGCGCTTCCTCGTTCCCCGTCAGGGTCTGGAGGTTGAGTACGCCAGCGCCTTGCAGCAACTGCGATACGCCGAAAGTAACGGAATCGCCTGCGTGCTTTTGCAGGTCGTCCAGAATCTGTATTGCTGAGGAATCCTCTTTCGAGGCTATGCGCATGAAGAACGCAGTCTGTGCGACCTGCGCCATCATCTGCTTGGCCCATCTTTTTACCGTCAAGGCGTCGCCTGTCTGATAAACCCAATCCGCCACGTTGTTACTCCTTGTCGTTAAATCTAGGCGGATGTCCCTGTGGACGATCCGCGTTCGCAACCTATGTCGCTCTGATTTAACGCCGAGAGTTCGGGCGGTGAGTGTCGCGCTTGTGTCGCTGCGCTAGGCGGCTCGCTGACGTGGAGCTAACGATAAGTCAGGATTTACGCTTCCCAGCGATTGATGTCAACGGGGGTCATGGACTTTCGATGAAATAGGCTTCGCAACCGTTCGTCGCCGCGCAGATGCAATCCCATTCCGACTGCAAAGCAGGGACGGTCGTGTTCGTCGGCGCGGTGTATGCGAAGCAGTTAGCGCCGGGAAAGACTACCCAGCCCGCACCAGCCGCTGTAGGCGCTGTCGTGCCGCCTGTTCCCGCTGCTCCGCACGTCTGTCCGGTAGTGGTTATCGTCACCGGACCAGGTGCGCAGAACATCAGATTGGTGCCGATAGTGTTCGCGGTCTGCGAGCCTTGGTTGCAGATCATAAACGAACTGCGCTGCCCGCATTCCGCTACCTTCACAGCCGCCGTGCTGACGGCAACGGGAGCCATCGTTGTGCCGTTGGGGTTGATGTTAAATCCAAAGGCAACGGCTGGCAGCAGGGCAACAAACAAGCCTACGAGATACTTTTTCATTTGCCGCCCCCTCGCGGATTTGGCTGACGCCCCATGCCGTACGGCTTGAGCAAAGATTCGCCGCCCGCTTCACGTCTCAGTTTGCGCGCAGCCATGCGTTCATCGGGCAGTTTCGCCGCCACGTCAATCTGCGCTTCGGTCTTGCCTTCCTTGCGCATTTCTCCAGCAGCCTGCTGAAATTTACGATAGTCCCGATACTGAGCGTCACTCATCTTGCGTGGCATGTTAATACGGCTTTCCGCCGCCTCGCTCGTTCCGCCGCCGTCCTGTTTCGTTGTCGGTCGCCCGTCCGTGATGCTTCTTGTGATGCTTCTTGTGCATCGGCGGCTTCATCGGCATCGGCGCTGCTGGCGCGGGCGCTGGTGCTACCGCAGGCCCGCCAAACGGCGGCTGCGCTCCCGGAAACGGTACTCCTGCTCCCATCGTCTTATGCTCCTATGTCGAGTGACGCCACTCGTTTGTTAAAAGCCTTGTCCTTGGTCTTTTCCAGAAAGTCATCTTCCGGCATGTCAGCGATATAGACGGCGAACTCCTGATTACTCATCGTCTGCCACTGACCCTGCACCGGAGTCTCCGCGCTCTGCGTGCGACCTAGTCCCTGCACCTTCTGTCCGTTGGCGATCTGGTCAATCTTGGCGTTCCCGTTCGGCTGCTGTCTCACGCCCGCGTTAGCCGGTGGCTTGAATCCCCATTGAGTCGCCATGTTGATGACGGCATCAGCCAGCGGAACGCCTGCCTGAGCCGCCGACGTGACCAGCGCCATCTCTTCATTCGCAACGATGGATGCCGCCTGCTGCTCGCTGTGTCCGACGCTCTGCCAGAACTTGCGGCGCGCGTCGCGGGCGAAGTCCACGGCGGTATCGTAGTAGGCGTATTTCTGACGGCCCAAGTTAGCCTGCCCCTGTACCCAGTTGCCGAGTTGCTGTTGTTGGAATGCAGTCTGGAACTCCCGCGAGCGCCCATTGACAAATTGCTGGAGTTGTCCGACCTGTTGTTCGAGAGCGAGCGCCTTCTGTTCCGCGTCCCATGCACGCGCTCCAGCAGCGTCAACATCGGGGTCGGGACGCATCTTGGCGATTTCAGCTTGACGCGACGCATACTCCGCCCTTTTCTGAGCTTCGTCCGCCAAGTCCTGCTTCGCCTTGATGTTGGCGAACATGAGTCGCGTCTGTTCGGCTTCGTTGCGATACTTTTCAAGTTCTTGGCGGGTGTTGTTGCGCTCCTCTACGACTTCCTGAAAACGGTCGTAGGGAATGGTCGTCGGCTTCTTGCCCTTTCCCTTTCCACCTTCGGCGGTTTCGGGAGTCTCTATGGCGGCAACTTGCTCAGTCTCTTCGCCTTCGGGAGCGGGCGCGACGGCAGTTCCCGCTTCCTCGGCGGCAGCAGCAGCCTTTTCCTCTTCGGATAGGGCGTCTCCCGTATCTTCCAGCATCGGGTCAAAATTTGGTGCGGCAGCTTTAGCTTTCGGCATGTTCTTCACTCTCCATAAAATTAGACCAGCGTATTCCTAGTTCCTCTCCTTCATGCACAGTCTCAAGCGCCTTCGTCAGCGCCCCTGAATCGTAAGTTATCCCCGTTCCCTTGATGGACTTCGCCACTTCCTGAGCCTCAGCAATCGCCTCTTCCATCGTATCGCCCAAGCCAATCGCCCCGCCCATCTCGGCAATCTCGTTCATGCTCACCGCCCAATCCACGCCGTCGATATTGCAGTGCCCGTGAATCGCGGTCCTGTCGGGCCTGTCTATCTGCACGGCGATGGGCCGTTCCTCGAATGTCGATGAGCGTAGCACGATCTGCGCTCCATAACGTGCAGCGAACTCAGGCTCTACCACCTCTCCGTTCGCGTAGCCCCAAAGCATCTCACCCAAGTTGGTAATCATCTTGCTCTGAAGCTCCGAAGGAGGGCTGCCAAACCGGCACGTTGCATCGATGAAATAAGTGCCCTCAGTGTTCTCCCGCGTCTCGGTCGAAAAGGCACCACGGTAGTTGAAGGCTTGCAAGGCGGGACGGAGTTTTTGTTGAGTACTACGCATCCGAGGGGATAGATAGGCTGTGCTACCAACGAAGGCGCTGTCTTTGACTTCGTAGCCAAAGAGACCAGCGTTAGGGAACTGGCCTTCGGCGCAGAATGTGTCGAATCCAATTTCGACACAAGGCCCGTCATCGTCTGCAATGGGCGTTTCGACGACAAATTCAGCAAGCGACCCATACGGCCCCAGTTTCATCTCGATCTCGTTCAGAATGTCTCTCGATAGCACTTCCCCCTGATGCTCGAATGTCTCTCCATCGCCCCGAAACCACGACAGTTTGACCCATAGACTGCTGCTGGACCGCAACATCTCCCTCAGTGCCGCTACTCCATGTATCCCCACTCCAGCAGCAGTCTGTATGTCCAACTGTGCGCATACGTTCTTCAGGAAGGCTCGATCCCTTTCGAGTCTGTCTGCATCACCGGACCCAAACACAGGCATTCCCTGTCGCCGCAAGTAAGTCTGAAGCCCTGAGTAGCCGACATCTGGAAATACCACGAGGTCGGCTCGGTCGATGTGGTCGAAGAAATCGTCAATCCGCTCGATTCCGGCAAGTCCAATTCCAGGTAGCAAGTCTCGCGCACGTCGGAAGCTCGCATCGGATGGTGTCCAATATAAAACCTCGGCATAGTCATCCACCACGGCTTCTGCGAGCATGGTATAGTCGCCCCCAAGATCGCAGAACATCACCGTCTTTCGCGACAAATCCGTCATGCGTCATGGACCACCGCGCCGTTAGTATGTTCAGCAGGACCGACGATACAACCCCTATCAAACTTGTACTTTTTGTATTGTTCTGGATGCTCCTCAGCCAGCCATAGCTCGTAACTCAGCGCCACTTTCTTGACGTGCCCAACTTGGATGCCTGCGTGCCCCCAAATCGAGAATCCAGCCTTCTTGGCGCGGCGGCAGAAGGTCAAGTCCTCTCCGAGATGGTGAATCTTCTGGTCGTCGGTGTTGAACGCCTCGTCGTGCCCGAACCACGTCCACTCGTCCCCGCCGTGAACCTTGAGAAGTCCCTCGAACACGGACCTGTGCATGATGCAGAAGCCCATGCCGATGGCGTCCACCGCTTGCGGCTGTCCGGGGTCTGGCTCGATGCGATTCACCGTCCGATATTTGCCCTTGTCAGTCTCCATGAACCAGACAGGGCAGAGATGGCCCTGAGCGAGCCGCGAGAAGTAGATACCCGACACGATGGGCCGCGTCACGGGGTCCGCTATCTCGTAGAGCGCATAGACCATCTCAGGGCGGAAGTCGATGTCGCAATCGAGGGATACCAGCCAATCATCTTTGGTCTGGAGGAACTGCTTGACCATGTTGTTGCGGTTCTCGGCTACATAGAGACCGCGCACGGGGATTTCGTTCTGAACGAGGCCGTTGTGGAGACGGTCGAAGATTTGCAAATCGCGCTTGGAGTCGATGAACTCCTGCTCTTGATTGCCGTAGCAGTAGCCGATGCTGACGGTGCCCTGATTCTTCATGCGATGACCGGATGCGGCTCCGCGCTGGTAGCTGCGGTCCAGTGGCACGTCGGGCACTCGTTGAGAATGCCGACCGGCGCGCACTTCGACACGCTAGGCTTCGGGGCGGGCGGCAGCGGCTTGGGCGGTCCCGCGCTGATCGCCTGCTTCGGGATGACGAGTTGCGTCGGATGCGGCTCGATCCCCTTCGCCAAATCACCAAACGTCCAGCCGCAACCCTCGACCTGGCAAACTTGCCCGGGCGATGCCGTCACAGGCGGATGCGCCGCGATGTCTCTCGGCAAACCCTTCGCCACGAGTTCGTTATCATGCGCTGCGATAGCCTTGAGATTGGCCGCTGCGTCCGTGTTTGCCTTGTCGATGGCTGCTTTCTTTGCTTCGTCATCGACACGCTGCTTCTCGGCGGCTTCGGCTTCCAGTTTCGCCGTTGCGACCTTCTCTGCGGCGTCAGCCTTGGCCTTTTCCGCGCTCACTTCTGCTGGAGTGGGTGTCTCTGCCATGTTCAAATCCTCACTAAGTCAATGCGTTGATTCGCGTCTTTGTTGCTGGTCAGCCATGTAAGCGCCATGCCACCTTTCACAGACCCTTCCATCACCTTTTGGTCGGGGTGATTGATGAGAGGCCCGAATAAATCTCCGAGCAAATCTCGCGCTTCTGAGTAATCTTCCTGCGTCCAGTCGTCCACGCACACAATGCCTTCCTTCGGCACCTCGAATATCGGCACACCGTCAGCACCGTACACCAATTCGTCGCCTATCGTCTTGATGAGACACACCGACCCCTGCCACATCGGAGGTTTCATGTAGGCGGCAAGGAATAGCCGCAGAGACCACGGGCCTAGCCGGACACCGAAGTCGTCCAAGATGGTCATGGGAATTTCCGTGCATGGATTGCACCGCGCGATGTCGCGCTGGCGCTTGCACGTCTCCTTCCACTTGGCGATCTCTTCGCGATTAAGATTTTGACTCACTCGTCTTCTCGCGGTGCGAAGGGATTAACGATGCCGCGTTGCTCACGTCCCGCGCGCTGCTGCCGCATCTCCGACAGCTTCTCGAATAGGACGTAGCTGCATTCCTCGCAGGTATCTTCTAGTTTCAGATCGCACGTCCAGATTTTGCGCTTACACTCCACGCATTCTGTTTTCCCGACGATAATGTGGCTCTGGACAGCGCCATGCTTGGCGGCTTTCAGTACCCAGTAGGGCAGGCGTTCCAGCGCAAAGCCAGTGAAGTCGAAATTAGGATCTATCGACGGCGCGTGAATCGGCTTGTTGAGCTTGGGAGCCTCAGTCTTTACCGTCGAAGGCAACGGCTTGTTGAACCGCTCCATCACCGGCAAGCTGCTCCGCGCTTTGCGTCCTTTCGGCATTTAGCAAATACCCCTCTGCGAACAGGTATCCTTCGGCTGGTGTGAGGATGCCTTTCTTGACGAGTTGCGCTCCGTAGGTGGGCGCGTCAACACGATCATCGAGTCCGAATCGCTCAACCAGATCGCCAAGAATTGAGTACGTAGCGCGTGTACCAACCTTGCCCAAGAAGCCTCGGTTGAAGCAATGTAGGATGAGGACTTGATCACTGGATAGCCTCAGCTTCGTCGCTATCGTCGCCAAGCACGTTAGCAGTTCCATTTGGCGCTCCCTTGAGCGGGTCTATCGGTTGTCGAGATGCGCGGGCGTCGGCGTCGTTGGGATGAATGACCATCTTCGGGCCTGCGGGCTTCGGCTTTGCCACAGATGGGTTGATAGGCTTGGGTGCCAGCATCTGTTGCGCCAGCGTTTGCCCCGCACGGTCCTGAACGGCTCCACCGACTTCGTACTGTCCATGCGTCTCGCAGAGCCAGCCGTTTTTCGTCTCGTTCAGAATGACGCCCTCGCGTCCGCAATAGGTGCAGGGATTCTTGACGGCTACTGCAACGGGTGACGCTTGAGTCACTTGGACCGCCTCACGCCCGCGTGAGACCTTGAAACCCTCTGCCTTGAGCAAGCCGATCAGTTCTTCCAGTTGCTCCCCGACGTATTCCAACGCTGCCGCCTTGCGCGCTTCCAACGCAGCGAGTTTCACGTTCTCGTTAGCACGGGCGCGGATGCGCGACTTAACCGACTTGCGCCGCTTGCGGACCACGGCGAGTTTAGGTCTGGTTTCCGATTCCATTCGGCGCTCCCGTTCCATTCATTTGTACTTTCGCGGCGGCGATGCGGTCGTGTAGTAACTTCTGATGCTCAAGACTCTTTTTATGCGCCAACTCGGAGGACCGCAATAGGGTATCGCTCGTTAGCTGCGCCAATTCCAGATTCGACTTCCTGTCTATGGCCTTCGCTTCCGCAATACTGCGCTGCGTATCGGCACCGAGTTTCTGAATCTTCGCTTGCGTCATTTGCGGGTCTTCGGTTTTACCTCCACCTTTCCCCTTTGGAGGTGGTGGCGGAGTGTTCTGAGCCAATTCCTGAAACTCCGCAACGAGTTGCGTCGGCCACGGTGAAAATTTGAGGGCTTTAACCAAGAACGCTTGCCCGAATGGCGATTTGATAAACTGCGGTGCTATTTGTAGTACTTCCTGCCAAATCTGCGATTTGAGGTTTGGGTTATGCTTGACGCTATCGTCCAGAATCATATCGTACTGGTCTTGTGCGGGCAGTTCGGATTTGAACAGCGGAATCGCTTTCGAGTTAAAGTCGCCGCCCACACGCACCAGTTGCCCATAGGACCAGTACTCGCGCACGAACTCCAGCACCGTTCTGAATTGCTGCTTGCGGAAGCGGGAGATATTGTCCCAGAACCAACCGAGAATCATCAATCCGCCCTGCACGCGGCCCTGAATCGACGGCCCCGTTGCGTCGCCTGTCGATATACCGAGCATGTCGTCACTGACGCCAGAGATGCGCGACATCGAAGTCTTCGCTTCCTGAAAAAGCATCGGCGGCACTTGCGAGATGTTCTGCGGCTGTCGCGGCAGGATATCGGTGGCAAGATTCGCATCCGAGTTCGCTTCGATCCAGCCGTCCACGCGCGCCCATTGGTCCTTTGCCATGTTCACGTCGGCAAAGGTGCCCGTCTTGAAGATGACGCCGCCCTTCGCGTTGGTGATGTACTGAGCTACCAACGATGAGATGGCCTTGTTCATCGTGTTCTGCGGGTCTTTCAGTGACCGCACGATGCCGTACCAGGTTTTTTTCACTTCGTCGTACTGGCCGGTGATACAGAGAAGAGACCAGCCCGCAGGCAGCACCACCTCATCTTCCAGAATGACGCCGAGCGAGCAGTAGCACTGCTTGTACACCGGCTTGAGTTGCCGCACGGCTTTCGGCATCGGCTGTCCAGCCAAATCGTTCTTGACCTTGAGCGCATCCCACTGTTCTTCGGTCAGTGTCTGCAACTTCTGCGGGTCTTGCGGGTCTGCGATGCGCCAGATCGGAATCATGTCGCGATACTGGAACTGAATTACTGGAATTGAGTTAGCGCGTTCGGTGCGCTGCCCTACTTGCGGATTAGCCTGCTCGTTCGCGCGGGAGTAGTACGGCGTCACCTCTTCGTAGCGGTTTACGTCCTGCTCCTCGTAGTAGATGATCGCACCGTCCACCTTGTCGATCATTCCCGGAAATCGCTTCTTGAAGTCAGGACGCGAGAAGTCCCGTTTGCGATACCGGAACTTGGCGTCTTCGATGTTGTCCTGAATCGCCTTCGTGTCCCAGCCCATCTCCTTGTTCGGGAGCCTGCGCACGACCACGCGACCGTCAGGATCGTCATCGTAACTGGTCAGCACTTCTACCCAACCCATTCCGGTGACGGCGCAGTCCTTGATGGCGCGGGAATCTTCCAACTCGCCGTCGCACATATCGAGCACGCAGCCCACGGTCTCCGAGGCCAAGTCACCTGCGGCATCGTGAAGCATATCGGAATCCACGGCGCGGGAGACGGCGTGAACGTCCTGCCGGTTGAGGCGTTCCAATCCTGAGATGGCATCTATCTTGTCGCCAATTTCGTTAAAGACGAGTGCGGGACGGCGCAACTGCTCCATCCGCATCTTGTCGAGGTCGGGCCACTGATGTCCGTGGTAGTAGCGCGAATCTTCCATCGCGCAGTTGTTGAACGTGGTGACGCCGGTGGCAGAAGCGCCAACGTCGCGCATGACACGCTCGCCCAGTTTTTGCTTCTCAGGATCGTCGTTTACTGCAAAGGAAAAGGCCAGCGATGACGATGCTGTATCCTGACCCTGATCCGTCAGGGATTTAAGGAGATTTTCGGCAATGACGATCTCTCCTAGAGGTCACATTCCATGATGCAATGCGGCACAATCGCGGTCGGCGTACCAGTCGGAGTCCATCCGTAGTCGAGTAAGTCACCCACGGCAGTGACGAACGTATGCGTCGTATCATGACAATTGGTCTGCGCCGCCGTCTCGGTACAAGTCAGGGCTGTAGCCACCGTGTTGTCATCCACGGCGATGGCCCAACTCGTTCCGCCTGCGGCTGTCAACGTGCCCGCGATGTTGGTCGTTGAACAGTAAAGGTTCTTGCAGGTCATCACGTTGCTGACTTCCTGCATGGCGTCGCCTTCGGTGGCCGCAACCAGCGTGGCAATCGAGTTGCCGCTGATCGGCGTGAACGCTTCCGCAGCTACCTGTGAGAATACAGCGGTGGTGCCGCCAGTGAAGAATACGCGCATCGATCCGGGCGCTACCGGCATCGACACGAAGTTGCTGCCGTTCCAGACGTACATCGTCTGAGTCGTGCTATCGAGACAAAATGCCTTGCCGGTGACGGGCGGCGCGGTCTGCGGCGTATAGGTCGAGCAGCCAGACTCGCTGAAAAACCAGTTGTTGAACGTAAAGGCGTGCGCATTGGCGGACAGCGCCAGCAACAGCCCCACCATGAGCGTTACAATTTTCTTCATCCTTCGGCTCCCTGTTGTGGCGGCTGTAGTACAGTCCGCAGTTGACTCAAAATACGCTGCCTATCTTGTGGCTGCAAGTTTTTTCCTTCGTTCTGGATATGCTGCGCCAACGCGGACAGTGCCAACTCCCGCTCCGCTGGGTCCGCCATCGCGAACGCATCCACCGCCTGCTGCGGACTCATGCCCTGAAATAGTCCCGCGAGTCCCGGCTTGTCCGGCTGTACCATCTTGGCGATGTCGGTGTGCGTGAGCTTGCCCGCGCGAAGGTCCGCGTTCACTTCCGGCGCTGAACCTGCGGCAATGTCCTTGTTCAAATCTTCAATTCGGGAGACTCGTTCCGGCGACACCGCTCCGCGCGGTCCTGCGATGGTCTTAGCTTTCTCGTGCTCGATGTGCTGAACCATCGGCCCCGGCCCTTTCGATGCGGGTTTTGGTGCTTCCACTGGCGGTTGTCCATGCTGCGCGATCTGGCTGGCGATAGCTCCGTCAACCAGGCTCTGCGCGAATGTGTGCATGGCCGCTGGAGTCCCCGGATTCTGCAATGCGCGATAGAATACCGCCGCCGCTTCGGGACTCGACTGGATGCTGGAGCGCCACGCAGCCGCAATACCTTCGCGACCGAGCACGGCCCCAGCGCCGATGCCACCTTCAATCAGCATGGGCGGGATACGCCCTGTCATCGCACCGTAACCGCCCCCGCCAATGGCTCCAAAGGCCGCACGTCGCATCAAGTAGCCTGCCCATTTGCCACGAGCCGGACTGTGCTCCTGAATAGCCTTCACAGCCGCCGCTTGGGGGTCTTCGGGCTGAAATCCTTGTGCCGCGTCTCGTGCGGTACGCGGTGCGGGCAACACGCCCTGTTGATAACCCGCCATTCCCGGCTTCTGCTGTCCCGCCGCTGCGTCCTGCGCTGCCTGTCCGGGGTCAAGATTATTGAACGCCCGCACAGCGATCATGGACTTATCTTCGTCGGTCTTGGCGGCGTCCATCTGCGCTTTGATGCGAGCGCCAGTCGGCCCAAGAGCGTTCGCGTCCTTGTAGCCTTGTGCGATGATTTCTTTGCGGAGATTAGTCAGCGCCTCGCTTCGCGCTACTTCGATCTGCTGTTGCAACTTCACGCGGGCGTTAGGCGAGGTCGCAAATATCTCGTCCAGATTCTTCGCCTGCTTGTCGGCGTACACCCATGCTTCTGGTTTTGTCAGCGGCCCCTTGAAGCCAAGTCCAGCGAGAATCGGCGCGTGGTCGGGGTTTATCTTTCCGCCCGTGTTTATGTAATCGGCATACATATCCCGAAACTGGACTTTCTCTTCCGGTGATAGACGCTTAACGAAATCCGTGCCGCGTTGCGGGTTGCCGACGATCTGCTCCATAACCGTATGGAGTTCGCCGCCCTTCGGATTGTTTATCTTGTCGAGAAAATCGTAATCGCCGAGTCCGCCGTTGCGGTAGGCTCGATAGCGGTTGTTGAGTTCTCGCAATCGCGGCACGCCGGAGTTATCAAGGTCCGACAGCAACGCTTCGCGCATCTGCTTCGCGACCAGACCGTCGTAACTTTCTGAACTGCCTACCGCCGCGCCCCACTTGGAGTTGAGGCCAATCGCCTGCCCGATTGTCGGACCCGTTGGAGCGGACGCACCTTGAGGCGCAACGCCCGACTCGCTATAGCGCCCTACCGTAACCAGCCCCGGCCTGAGTCCCGGTCCCTCGACGCTCGATTGCAGATTGCCTGCGTTTTTCAGAATCAACTGCTGTTCGGCGGGCGACATCGCCCTCCACTGCTTCGGCTTGAAACCAAGCGCCATCGGACTCGGCGCTGCCTCTTTGGGAGAGGCCATTCCCTTCGATTCATCCAGCAACTTCAGTGTCGATGGACTGAGCTTCCAATTATTCTTTGCCGCAGCTGCTTCCAGTTCCGCCGCTTTGCTCGCGGTGTTGGTCAGCTTCGCAGGCTTGTCGCCAAATTGTCCACGAGCGTCTTCGTATTCCTTGTGAAACTCGTTGCCCGCTTCGTTGCTCTTGGCGATGATGATGTTCCGCTTCGCTGCTTCGGTCTGTGCGAAGTTCGGATCGAATCGCGATGCGCGGGTCTGTTCTTCGGTCTTGCCAAGCGTACCCGCAACGGTTTCCTGACGCGCTTCGGGAACGATTCCCTCCTGCAACTTTCCTTGTGCCTTCTGGAAGTCCGTGTTCGCGTCGGCTTTCGCCTGCTCGTGCGTACGCTCGAATGATTCCTGCTTTTGGAGAGCCTTCTGCGATGCGTCGGCACGTTCCGCGAGGTTCTTCTGCCCCTGTTTCTCGGCAGCTTCGGCGGTTGCGGTCTTTTGCTTTGTCGCTTCTGTCGTCGCGGCGTCCTGTAATTTTTGTTTGTCGGCTAGATTGGCCTGTTCGGTAGCTTGCGCTGCGTCAGTTCCAACTTGCCCTAGTTCCGACTTGCCCACGAGCGAATCCACAATCGCATTCGATGCACTACCTGCTATGTTTCCGGCAATCGGCCCAAATCCTTCGGTCGCTGCTCCGATCTTTCCTTCGTAATTCGCTTCCGCCATCGTCGGCTCTGGCTGTTTGGAGCCGACCAACTTGCCCATATAGTACCGCGCGGTCGGACTGGTCATCGCGCCGAGACCAGCGCCCGCCATCGCACCGATAGGCACCGTCAACGGATCGAATGGACCGCCCGCTGTACCTAAGAGCGCACCGCCTTCAGCACCCGCGACAATCGGAGCGATGCCCGCACCTTGTACGGCGACGTTCTGACCCGCCTGCTTGAATGTTTCGCTCCAAGGCTGCTGCTGCGGCGCTTTCTTCGCTTGATAAGACGCCCTCCACGCATCGGGCGAGACTACTTTCACGTCGCCCGCACCCTTTTTGGCGAGGTAGGATTTCTTCCAATCGTCAGGATTGACGACGGTTACGTCTGTACCGTCATCGGCCATTTTGATAAGCCTCGGAACATGAAACAGACACTACTGATTCTGGTCGGACTCGTTGCGGGAATCGCCGTGAGTCATTGGCATTCGCAACCGCCTGTAGTCGTGATGTCGAGAAGCGCGTGGCGCGCATCGTACTGCCAAGTTCACGAATGCCCGACACTGGAATTGCCGCAATCATTCTAGCGAAGTGAATCCACTGCCATCGGGATTGGCGTAGCCGTGAACGTCGCCCTTCATGGCAGGAACTTTCCCTGACGGGATGAGTGCCAACGGATCGCCGACCTCTGGATGCGCGCCGCCACTCAGCCCCATACTCGCCATTTTCCCGTTGATGTAGTTTTCTTTATTCAAGAGATAGTCGGCGGTGGACATCGTATGCTTGGCGTACATCGACAATGAGTCGTCGTACTCCTTGCCCAAATCCTTTCGGATGTTGGCTACTTTCGCTGCCCGCGCCACGGGGTCTTCCGCTTTTGGCGTCTTTGGAATCGTCGAAACTAATTTATCAGTCGGCTTCTTCTGTGCGCCACGATACTGTTCGCCCGTGATCGGATCGTACCAGTTCGCAATATCTTTTCCAGAACCAGCGGCGCTCGCACGCTCACCTTCGAGTTTCAAGCGTTCGGGAATTGCCGCCGTCTCCGCCTTCGTCAAGTCAGTACGCGCAGGTATCGCACCCGCTTCAGCCGTCTCTAGTGCGGTGCGCGCGGGAATCGCCGCTGTCTCTGCACCAACATGTCCGGCTTCCGCATTCCGCAAAGCAATTTCAGAAGGAATCGCCCCCGTCTCTGCTTCGGTCTTTTTCGTAGTAGCAGCCGTCGCCCCAGTCTGCGCCTGAATTTGCGCTTCTTTCAGCGGCTCTTGGTAAATGGCTGTAAACGCTTCTTTCGGGTCGTACACCTTGCTCGTGTCCGTCGCGATGGTGTTGGCAATAACCGTCGCGCGTTGGGCCTGCGTCGGCGTCATACTCGGTATCGCCGCGTGAATCTGCGCCGCCAGAGCCGCGTTCGCCGCCGGAATCCCCGCTATCTGCTGAGTCTTGGCGCTAGTGAGTCCCGCCTGCGCGCCCGTAAGTGCGTTCTGCTGCTGCATTCCCGCAATCTTGGCGGCGTTCAAAGGAGCCTGAGACTGTGCCTGCTCGGCTGCGTTAAAGGCGTTCATCGCGCCGAGACCAGCGTTGGCGAATCGCGCGCCGCGTCCCTGCATCTTCGGTGTCCCGATGGCGTTGAAGTACCCGCCGAGCGCCGCTTGCGTCAGCGGGTTGCCAATCAAACTTGCCGCTCCTTGCATAAACCCGGCTTGCTGTGGAGGAGGTGCAGCCGTAGAGGGGGAAGAGGACACCCCCTGCGGCTGCGGCGGCACGGGCTGCTGTTGAGACTGTCCAAGCAATGCAGAGGCGAGAGTCTTTAGGTAGCTGTCGAGACCCACTTACATGCTCCCGCCGAGTAGCTTTTGCAAAATGGCCTGAATGGATTGCTGTCCACCCATCTGCGGCGGACTCGGAATCTTGGGCGCGGGTTGCGCCTGCGGAGTAGCCGCTTGCTGCCCCATGTTCTGCGGTGTCATTGGTGGTCGCACTGGGGGTGGCGGAGACGGTGGTTGCTGCTGTTTCTGTCCTCCCATCATTTGCGACAACATAGCGGGATTGAGAGACGCTAATGGGCTAGGTGTCGCCTGCCCACCCTGCGGTGGCGGTGTAGTCGCCGCTTGCATACCGCCGACCATCATCGGAACACCCGTCGCCGGATTGCCGGTCGCCGTCATAGCAGCGCCGCCCGCTACTTGAGCGGCCTGCATCATCTCGGCCAATGGTTGAGAATTACCACCCATTACACTACCGACATGCCCCCGCCTATGCCCCTTGAATTAAGCGGCATCTGTCCTTGTGGAAGATTCGGGTTGAGTCCCCCGCCTAGCGGACTCGCTGTCGGAGAGATGCCATTGCCGCCGCCGTTTCCTTTACCGCCGTTCGGCATCTGCGGATTTCCACCGCCGCCGCCTTGTCCCGGCGTCGGCCAGATACTTTGCCCCGGATAGAATTGCCCTAACTGATTCGCTGCCGGGGGTGAATACATATTCTGGACGTTGCCGGGATTCTGCTGATATTGCTGCTGCCAGTACGGAGTGCCGACGCCACCGCCGATCAAAGACTGCCCGCCGCTACCAGTGTTGGCCCCTGGTCCGTAAGGAGTAGCATCCGTTCCTCCCGCGTTCAGTCCGCCACCCTGTTGCGGCATTGGGGGAAGTCCATAGGGTTGTCCGCCACCGGAACCACCAGCGCCCATGCCAGTCAATCCGCCAGCCATCGGATTACTGCCAGAGTTGGAACCGGCTCCGTAGGGCGTAACGTCGGTGCCGCCGGAGTTCAGACCCCCGCCGCCTTGCTGAGCATTGAATTGCCACTGATTAGGCTGCTGCATCCCTGCGAATGCGTTGCCGCCTTGTAGTGGATTGCCATTACCGCCCATTTTTCACTCCTGCGCCGCCACGCGCCTGCGTCTATTGTGCGTTTGTTCCAGTCTCGTCGCCCATCTACAATTCCACGGCTCGTAATAACCGTTGTTATCGACGCGCTCTAGCGTCATCCCATCAGGTCGCGGTCCCATATCTTCAATGAATGCTGCAACGTCGTTACGCCACCGATTGCAGACCCATATTCCTCGACCGCCATAGTCTTTGAACTGCGGGTTGTTCATGTTGAAACAGCGGTCTTTCATCGCCTTCCAAATGAAATAACGCAGGTCTTCCTTCCCAGTTTGAGCGTAACCGTGCCGCCAATTGCTAGGTGTGCAGCCGCACGTTTTCGTTTTGCCCGACACTAATTGGTATGAGACAACGACGTGCTCACGTCCACAATCGCACCTGCATTTCCACATCGCATCTCCACGATGCGGAAGATTCGGTACGCGCTCGATCACGGTCAGCTTTCCGAACTTTTGCCCCAATAAATTTCTAAGTGGTTTTCCCATTCGACTATTCTAGCAGATCACTTCGATGTGCTCGCTGGATTTGGCGAGGTCGTGATACTCGTTCCCGACCCGCCTGTCGCTTGTCCGATGATCGGCCCAAACATTTGCAATGCCGTATAGGGCCACATGCCCTGTGCGAGCGCGTTCTGGTAGCCGGTCTGCAAGACGTTCTGAGCCTGCTGCTGTTGCTGCTGCCCGACACCCGCCATTTCCTGAGATGGAATGTACTGACCTGACGCGAGCGCCGGAGCTTGTCCGATTGCAGCCGCCTGTTGTGCCAGCCCTTGTTCGTATGCCGGTTCGTAAATGTTCGCGGAAAGATTGCCAAGTTGCTGTCCGAGTTGAGACTGCGCGTTGCTGAACGCCTGCTCCGTGCCCGATGAACCAAGTCCGCCAGCCGCCACCGCGTTCCCGAGGATATTCGGCGCTACCGCCTGTTCGTAATTTTGTACGACTGGTTGTGCGGCTGCGTTGTAGTACTGCTGAAGATACGGGTTAGAATCGGGACTGAGATTCGCGCCCGATGCGATGTTGGCGTTGGCGGCTTGCGCACCTTGCAGAGCGCCTTGCGTGCCACCCGTCTGCATATTAGACAAGCCCATCGCGGCAAGCTGGTCCTGCGTGAATGGCGCAACCTGCTGATTCGGAAGCGGGGACGGCGTTATCTGACCGCCCGGAAAGAACTGATTGCCCGCAGCGCCTAGAAAATCCTTAGCATACGGTACGGCCCACGCGGGCAACTCATTTTTGGTGGTAGAACTTGTATTCGATGGGGTGCCGCCGCCCATGTGCAAAATACTCCCTTGGTAGGAGTGCGCGGCATCACTCTCCTGAACTAGAAGAACGCTATTCGCGAAGCCTTGTCAACTCATGCTCCACGTCGTGAAGCCGGAAGTGAAGCCGTATCGCTCGAATCCCTTGCGCGTCGAGAGCATCACTGGCCCCACGGCGCCCAGCGTCCGCGCCTGTTCCCGCATGAATGCAAGGCTCATCGCCACTGCTTCAGGCAGGTTGTCGTCGGGCAGGCGCTCGCGTAGCGGTATCGCGTATCCGATCCAGAGCAGGTATTCGAGCTTATTGGAGAATGGGCGGCGCTGCGTGTAGGTGACGAAGAATCCCAGCGCACGAGGGCCGCGTGTCACCATGTAGAGTTGCGCGTTGTTAAAACGGACGGCGGCGTAAACGTCTTCGGGGATGAAGTCGGGCTTCACCTTGCGCTTTACGGTTTCAACGCCGATGCGCACGAACGGCCACACGTCGTGAAGGAATGTAGGCTGTACTTGGTTGATGCTGACGGGTTGCGGCGTTTGCGAGAGGTTCACTTCGCCCATGCGCTGCCGATGCTGTCCCTTCGGGCTTGCTCTCCGTCTCTTTCGTAATCGTCGGGGTCCACGTCGGGAGAATGATAGTCGTCCGCGACGACCACAACCTTTTCGCGAACCCCAAACAGTCGCATCCACCACGGTTTCTTTGCCTGCACTCGTTCTGACCGCAACTGCCGCACTTCGTCCGTGAGATACTGCATCTGACGCTTTAGGTCGGTCAGATTTGATGCCAGCGGACCAACCTTTTGTAGTTCGCGCACAACTGTCTCAGTACCCGCAACGAGGTGAGCGAACTTGCTGTCATCGCGCGTAAGTGCGCCTTGCATCTCGCTCATCATCTGCGTCATCTGCGTAAAGAACACGGGCCATGAATCGTTTAGCGACCCGCATTTGCGAAGTTCGACCACGGCACGACGTGTCTCGAAGGGCGTCTGCGCTGACAGGTCGCGAGTTTCCGCCCACACGCGATTCACTTCTGCCTGCGTAATCTCGCCACGTTCGATGCGGAGAGCCAATGCCTTGTCCGCGTGCATTGTGTCTAGTTCGTTCACTCGCTCAGCCATGAGCCACCTCCGCTACCGTCGTAGCCGCCGTCACCAAATTTTCTCGCGCCTTCGCCCTGCCCGTAACTTTTCGGATAGACGATATTCAGTTCGGGGTCTTTGAGCAGAGCGAAGGCATCCAGTCCGTCCTTGAACCGCGTGAACGGGAACGGCGTGTATTCCAGCCTTATGAACCGTTCGATCAAGTCGATTTTCTGCCCGCTCTTCCGCGTGAACTCGATGCCATTCTCAGGGAAGAGCATCAGCCCTTCACGGAACTCTGGCACCAGCCGTTCGTAGATTTTGTTTTCCTTGCTCAGTTGATTGGTGCCAAGCGGGATAATCGTGAACCGGAAATTCTCACGGTCCATCCGTTCCTTGAGGTAATCCACATCCGCCTGCATCGCGTGCTTTTCGTAGCCGACTTTCAGAATCGGATCGTACTCCCTCAGTAATCGAAACAGATGGTCGCCGCGCTCCGTCAGGTTCAGCTTGTCAAGTACGCCGTCGAGCACGTATTTGCGGCGGTCGTGATTCAGCCCCACCACCCACATCGCGCATTGCGAGTTTGTCGCGAGGCTGTCGCCAGCGGGGTCAACCAGGATGTACTTATTGAGACTGCGGATGTTCGGAATCGTTTTGTAAGTTTGCAGCCACTCGGTTCTGAATCCCGACTCCTTCGTCGCTTCGGTCGGGTCGAGCAAAATCTGCATGGCGAACGTGCGCGGACTCATCGCCTGCTTTTTCTTTGACAATCCTTCTTCGGAGAGCAGTAGACTCTTACCGTCTGCGACAATCGGACGGATGCGCGGAATACCGAACTTCCGCTCCATCATCACATGGTAGGTGTCGCCTTCGTCGTAGAAGGTGCCCGCCACTCTGAATGATATGGGGTCCGTTGCCGCAAGGTTCAGCGACTGTTCCCACATCTTCGTCACCTTGTCGATCATGTCGGGGCCGGTGACGGCGCGTTCCTCGATTACGTCATCGTAAATCAGTTTTTTAAAGTGCTTCGAGGTCGGCTGTCCGTCCGTCAGTCCCCACGCCTCAACGGTGGACTCTTTCGGGTTGCCTTTACGCTTGACGATCAGCCCGTCATCTTCCGCCCACTTCGGTGCTTCGAGTTTCGGCTGTTCCCACAACACATCGGAAAACAATTCCTTGAGGCGGTCGTTGTTCTCGAACTCGACTTTGATTTGCCGCAAGAACTGCTTGGCGATGGGGCGGGTGTGGCTGAAGATGCCGAACGTCACTTCTGGGTCGATGAGAATATCCTGTATCGTCTTGCCGAACGTGATGAGCGTGGACTTGAATCCGCCGCGACTCCAGAAGTCGAGATGATTGTCGGGCGCTTCCTGCACTTCGGCGGCGCGGTCGAATACCCACTGATGATCGAGATACGTTCCCGATAGCAGGATATGACGCACGAGAAAGAACAAATCGTTGCGGGCGAACCAGCGGAGATGATCGACGCGACGGTCGTGCGGACATTTCTCCACGGTCGCGGCCCACAATGCCGATTCCTCTATGCTACGCGAGCGCGCAATAGGCGGATGCGCGGCGCAGGTGTCGGCGCGTAGTACGCTGTCTCGAAGATCGGAGATGGGGTTACGAGCCACGCCGATTCTTCCTCACTCGCCTGAACGCATCCTCGATTGCCTTCATGTAATCACCCCACACTACGCCGAGCGCAAGAGCAAGAACACGCTCTGATGCTTCCGCCGTCGTGTGCGCGAAATGATAGGGCGCGTCGGACTCGTTCCCCGGCTCGCTCTCCATATCGTTCTCTGGACGCTTGCGTTCGTAGCTCTCGTCAAACTCATCGACCTGCGATACTTCGATTCCCTGCATCCGGCAGATTTGCGCTTCGTCTATTTCGTGATGAACCAGAAGATACTCGAATAGCGGATCGCCAAGGACAACATGATTAACGACCAAGGTTCCATTCTCCAACGCCCGCCAATCGGCAACCGTATCGTAGGGCATCGCTTCGTCGGGCATGATGCTCACTACGACGGTTCGATATGGAAGGTTGGTCATCTTCATCCGGTTCCCTCGTCTCCGAATTGCGCACGGTCCAGCATCAAAAGTACGTCTTCCTTCACGTCGGGGTGCGCCACCACGAATTGCGAGAATAGTTCCTTGAGGCGTTGAAATCGTGGGTCGAGCGCGTCGGGGCGGTTATTGTAGGCCCCCGCCAGCTTCGCCTTAGCCTCCACCACCTTCGCCATTTCCTTGAGGCAGAGCATGGCGTCTCGTTTCGATGCGATCTTCTCGTTGTCGGAGGTGAAATCGGCGTAGAGGTTTTCCAGTTGGCGATGAATGAAATCCAAGTCTCCGTGGTACTGGTCGGGCGTGCCGACGATCACCATCGGCAGGTTCTTGGTGTGACCCTGTCTGCGATGATTGGCGAGAGCGAAGACGGATACGCGCGCGTCGCGGGCGATCTGCTCCAGCGGCTCGCCCCGCGCTAGGCGGTCGTCGGTGCCCGCCTTGATGAGACGCGGTAGCTGGCAGACTTCGCAGTTACGTGCCATTAGGCGGCTACCAGTTTCTCGCTGCGGGCATGTTGACGGCGAATCGGGGCCACCACCTTGCCCTCCGACAATCTCTTTCTGAACATACGCGCATCAAAGCCGAATGTCTCGCAAATCGCAAGAAAAGAGAACGGCCCCATCCCGTCCGACGCGAACCACAGTAGAGTCTCGAAGTAGGCTGGTCCCTTATGCTCCCTGTTCTTGAATTTCAGGTAAGTACGAATCGCATCCTCCAGTACGGCCAACACCAACCGCGACTCTCCATCCAAGTGACTGCGCTCAGCCTGCTGACAAGGCAGCAAAACGTCTGGCGCGATATCTTCTATCCTCACCGGCAT